AAGGCCTTCAGATCCTTTGATCTGTTTGTCAATCGTCTTTATACTCATTTTGTTCTTTTTTAAGTATTGTTAAACATTTATTCATCTCTATGAAACTCTGCTGCATCTTCTCTTCTTCTTTCAGCATATTCATAGTCTTCTATAGGTACATCAAACTCTTCGCTACATTCACTACAGATATAATCTGCAGAAATGTATTCATCATAATTTGTGTACTCGCTGTATTCTGCGCCACAGCAAGGGCTTACCATATCTGTAGAGTCATCTCTATCAGACATAGTCTTCCACTGATCATAATTCATAATTAAAATTTAGTTAATAAAAAAAGAGCTCGTTAAAGCTCTTTGATAAGTTCTATAGTTTTTAAAACTTGACCCTGATTCTTAGGTAAATACAGTACTGGCGGATCTTCCAGCTGCATTAAATGATTTTTAAACATCTTCCATTTTACAGGAAACACATCATTTGCAAAACCTTTTACTTCTATAATCCACTTACCATTAGGATCTACAAAATCAGGAGTATATGTAATATCTCTAACTTTGTATGTATTATCTACATATCCTTTAGTTTTATGTGGTTCATAACATTGTTGAGAATAATGAAATCCTTTTTGTAACACGTATTTCTTTTTTTCGTATAAGCATTTAACCTTTGCTTCTTCTAGTTTCTTATACGTAAAAAGTTCAAGCTTAGACCTGAACTTAATACCTTTGTATACTTTACTAGTAGCGTTTCTTACTTTTTTATTTGCTTTTACTTTTCGTCTCATACGTTTGTTTGTAAGTATCCCTCGTAACCTCTTGTTTTGCTCCATATGTGTGCTTGACCTGTTCGTTTAGCTTCATAACCCATCATTTTATGCCAAGCGTCGTTAGCACATATTGATGGTATAAATCTAACTTTAATACCTCGATATTCATTTACCATTTCTTTATGCATATGTCCACAGTGTACCTCTCTGCATGTTGCTTTAGCAAAAAGCAAAGGTTCTTCTGTAGCCATAATTAATGGCATGTCTGCAGGCTTTTCTTTATCACCATGTGTAAACATAATTAAATTCGTACCGTACATATAATACTTTCTTGAATCATAACCATTATCTATAGACACTCTATCATCATTTACAAAAAATGCTCGCAAAAACTCGCCAGCATAAAACATTCTTTCGTAATCATGATTACCTTGTACAACAACTACGTCAACAGGTGCAGTCCTAGCTAAATAGCTTATTGCTCTTATCATAAGATTGCAATAACCTACAAACGTTTCTTGCCATTCTGCTGAGTCTTGTTGAGGTGTGCCTTTTGTAGTAGCTCTAGAATATCCCTCAGAATTCATACCGTCATTACCAATAGGTAAAAGTATGCGCTCTATGTTTAATCCTTTTGCTTTATGTAATAGGTCTTTTACAACTTTCATATATTCCTCTTCTGCCTCATCAAGAGTTTGACCTGTGTATTTACCATAGTGTATATCTGGTAATGATATTTCATATACTACAGCATCTTCTACAGCTTCATACTCTTGTTCAACTTTAGGACTATATGATTCTAATAAAGATATTATCTCGTCTTTAGTTCTTTTAACTACGTCGTCTTCGCCTTTTACTACAACAGAGAATCTATGATCTCCTTGCATGTTTTGCCAAAACTTTACAGACTTTACATTATCTTCATCTATTTGGTTTTCTTTTAAAAACTTTTTAAATTCACTGATCTCTGATGCGTTTACATTGTTAAGGTCAAATTCTTCTGACCCTTTTGCTTCTATCCTAGCTTCTCTCAAAGCATGTCTACAAGTTTCAACGCTACAATCTAGTTTTTCTGATAGTCTCTCTGCTCCTTCTTTTAAATATCCTGGTTTCTGTTTTAAAAATTCTTTTACTTCTTGTTTGTTCATATCTGTAATTCTATAAGAGTTCTCAACCCTCCATATCTTTTAAAGTGTGCAACATAGTCAGATAGATCTTTTAATTTATATACATCAGGTATAATGATATTATTTAAATGATACTTTTTACATATTCTGTTTGCCATTGTTTGTCCTGGATTGTTTGGGTTGTTAAAATCATTGTCATAAAATAATGCTACTTTTTTGAACCTCTCTTGTAACTCCTTGATCGTCTTGGCTTCTGGCATTTGCATTTCTGATTGCAAGGCGACTGCGGGGATACCCATCGCGAACAAGCACATAACATCTTTGAGACTTGATGCAATAATACAGAGATCCCCTTTAGCAGGGAGTTGTCTGTATCCTTGTATAATTTCTTTGTTTGTGTTGCTCGCCCATTTGTTTTCCTCTTCATAAGGCGCATAAATTTTGAATTTGTTACCGAACCTATATGCATAAGTTATTGATTTACAGGTAAATCTATTACCGTTTATCCAATAATGAGATATGGGCTCGACGCCAAATGTAAGTAATATTTCTTTACTAATCAAATATTTACTCCAAAAGTTTTTATCATCTTTATTCCAACGTCTTCTTCTCTTTTGAATTATAGTTTGCTTTTTAGGCATTTTGAAAGAGTCTCTTCTGTATCCTATATAACCCATAGTAAAACTTACATCATTACTATGGTTTGCTAGTCCTAAATTAAAATCACAATCAATAATGCGCAAAGCTGCATAAAAATCACAATTAAACTTTGCTTGCACATATGCAAAACAATTAAAACTGTGATCAGGGCAGCCAAAATCCTTGTATAAAAGCTTGTTATTATATACTCCAATAGACACAGATGGTCTATTATCTCTGCGAAGCTCGCTACAAAATTTTACATTTAGTTTTTTAAAACTAGGACAATAATATCTAAATATATCGTATTCAGATATTTTTTCTAGGATACTATCTGTATGCAATCTCTCGTTTGGTTTTCTAATTTTGAGCATAGCTTGCGAATTTAAATAAAAAAAGGGCAGCTTTTACACTGCCCTTTAATTATAATTAATAAATACTAGAATGGTAAATCAGCATCACCACTATCTGTGGTCCAATCTTCATCTTCATTAGCCTTATCAGGCGTAATTAGACTAGCTGTAGATTTATGCTCACCAAATACAAGGTCAGCATTAAAATCAGCGTTAAACGCACCGTACTCATCATTCAAAGCTTTTACAAAATAACTGTCTCTTGGTGTTTTGTATGCACGACCAAAGTATTTTGTATAAACAATTTGGTATTTGTCATCTTTTACACCAATAAGAACACGCACTGGGTTATCTTTTAACACAGATACATATTTCTTAAGCTCACTTACATCACCTGCTGCAATATTTGCAATAGTGTCAAAAGTTACCTCATCTCCAGAAGCAACGTTTGCCCAACATTTTGCAAAATTAATTAGAGTCTCCTCACCGACATAAGCTTTACGCTCACCATCAGACTTCCACCAGTCATAACTTGGTGAATCTTCTGACCAAGTTGATTGACCTATAGAATTCATCCACTGATGTTTTCCTGATTGTGATACTCTGTGTGTAGCTTGCATTAGTATCTCAATCTTGTAACTACCAGTTTCATTCTTAACCCAGAATACAACTTTGTTGTACTCTTGATCACCCATAGAAATAGTATAAACAGGTTCTTGTTTTAGTTTTATTCCTAGGTTATGCAGTTCTTCCAATGTAGGATTTACTGCGATTACATTTACATTTGTAAGGCCAGAGTATAATTTTAGTCCTCCGCCTGCTACCTCCGAAGAGATAGGATTGCTAGTTAAAGCCATAATTAATAGTGTTTAAAATTAAAAGTTAAAATCATTTTCTTCATCCTGTAACTCAGGTGTAGCTTCTACAACCATAGATGCTTCTGTATGTACATCATCTGTAGTTTCTACCGCAATACTAGTCTGGTTAGGATCAGCAACTGTATCATCAACAAAGTTAAAAGAAAGTTTACGTACTTTCTTAGCTTTTCTACCCTTTAATGATGGGTGTTGAAACATTTGTGTTACTTCCCACTTTTCTAAGCTATACTTTGTTTGTATACCTGCGCGGTCTATACCATTATTAAGATCCTCAATAATCATCGTCACTGTAATAGTTTGAGGTTTTACTACAGGAGTCGTGTTAGGCTCGACAGCCGTTCTTGCTTCAATCATTTTTTAAAATTTTAGCGGTTAATCAATAAATATATTTGACCATTCTAAAGGCATGGTCTGACCTTTTAAGTGATCACAGCGTGAGCCAGCAGTAATATCTGACATAGAGTCAAAAGAAATCATAGTATTCTCATCTTCTCTATAGATATAACCAACAGCATCAGCGTTAGCACATGTAATTTGCTTTATCTTGCCAGTAAGATCAAGGTCCTTTACAGCAACCTCTTTACCTTTCTTTTCAAGCATCTTGTCCTTTAGGTGACCTACTAAGATAACATGATCTGCTAGCATGTTTACTCTATCTATCCACTTTTTGTACGCCATACGCAAATACAAATAGCCAGCGCCGTTAGGCAATGATAGCACAGACATACCAGGGTTCTTTGTCTCAAAGTTCTTACCCATAGGAGTTTTCATATAAATTTGTTTTGCCTCCTCTTCACACCATTCCTCAAGTTTTGAGATAGTGTCAATAGCAACATATTTATATGGTTTCTTCTGTTTAATAATTTCTCTACCGACATCAGCAAGTTCTTTCAAGTTCTTAACTTTTATCTTTAGAGCATCGACCATATCAGAACCCTCCTCAAGGTCAATAATCAAACAATTGTCTAGTTGTGATAATACTGTAGTCTTGCCAATCTTTGGTGGACCATATATTATCATGTTCTTAGGCGACTTTCGGCTCGCCTTTACCTTCTTAGTTGGTAATTCCATAATTATTTATAATAGGTTAAAGGTTCTTTCTTGGTTGGTTTTGACATCTCGTCTTCCATTTCTAATAAAGTTTTAAGTAAAAGCCTATGCTTACGTGTTAACTCAGCATCAGCTTGTTTAACTTCCTCAAGTTTAATCATAGTGCGTTGTACACTATGTATGAGAAGAGCAATTTCCTCTCTAGTTAAAGTGATTGTATTTTTCATGTTTAAAATATATATCTGATTTTATTCCAGGGTATTTTACTATTATGCAGCTCTTTAAACTGCTGTATAAACTTGCCCTTTACTCCAAGTTTATATCTAACATTTTCTCCACCGTACTGAGATTGCTTTAACTCCTGTAGTTCAGGACGCCAAAGCGTTACTTCAGTTTGTGGGTGTCGACCAACATTTACAATATGCTTTTTAAAGTTATGTGTAAGAAATATAACTTCTGCAAGCACTTGTTTTTTATAACTTACATAATCACTTACCATGTCAAATAAATCTGCATAGTCATCTAACCAGCCTTTGTAAAATATTACAGGACTGTAATTGACATGCACATCATAACCTGCATCTATAAATGCATCAATAGCTTTTATCCTATCAATAATTTTAGATGTGTGCGGTTCATGTATATCTGACATTTTTTGCGGCATCAGACTAAACCTTATACGTATTTTACCTTGCGGGTCAAACGTAGTAAGGTCAGGGTTTACATACTTTGTTGCAAAACTACCCATCGCAATAGGATGATCTCTGAAAAACTCAAAGATACGCTCCCAATCATGATACTTAGCATGCAAAGCAAAGTCTTCGTTACAACTAATGTCATAAGTAGTAAACTGTGCGTGAGTCTGATTAGGCTTATCTACAGGTGTAAAATAAGCGTGATTGTTAATGTGTGTAAGTATATCACCAGTGTTAGTGGCAACACTAAGACCTTTATCTTTGTGTCGTTTCATATAGCAATAGCTACAGTTGTATAAACAACCGTGGCCAAAGCTAGGTGATATAAAGTCAGTTGATCGTCCAGAATGTCTAATAGTAAAACTTTTACGTTTTA